GTTCTGGATTTGGTTGGCCAACCATTCAAGGCACAATGCTTCTTAATCGTGGTATTACTTGTGCGGCCCAACAGATGACTAGTAATCAAATATGTACAAGCGGTCTTGCTTGGTTTGATGGAGTTCTATTTATGTGGTTGGATGATGCTGGCGGCAGTGCTACTGGACTTCAATTAATGGTAGATGGTTCTGTGGTTCAAACAGTAGATAGTAGAAGCAAGGGTCAGTATTATTACGCGTTGCCAGGAGGTCTTGGTAGTCACACAATTTCTTATAAGAATAATGGAGTTAGTAGTGTAACTGTAGATTCTGCATATTTGTATCTTGGAAATAGAACTACCGGGTTACAGATATGGGAAGCTTCTCACGTTGGTATCACGACCAAACAGTATTCAGATAATATAGACATTCCATATTATTTGAATCTGTTGCAACCTTCTTGTATTCACATATGTACAGGTATAAATGATCGTGGCGCTGGTCCCACACTTTATATTAATGCGGTCCAGGATCTTTATGATAAATCGATTGCTCAAATCACTTATAAGCCAAGTTGGGTTTTGTGGATGCCTTATGGGGTTAATGCGTGGGACATGAGTCCACAGGAAGCAGTAGCAAAAGAGTTTTGTGCTGATAATGATGTAGCGTTTGTTAATTCGTTTAAGACAATTGGTTCTATTCCTGGTGGTAGTGGAGCCGATCCGCAGGGTTTTACTGGGGATAGAATTCATCCTACTGGATATACCATTAATGCGTTTATTTCTCCGGAAAATTATGCGGTGTTGGGTGTTGGTTTTCTTGATGAGACTTATTTAAGACCAAATGACGCCTATGTGGTTACCGGTACTAGCTATACTGCAACTGGTTATGAACGAGTTCTGGTGTGTGACAATGCAAGCCCAATTGCTGTTAGTATTTATAGTCCATCCATAATGGCTTTAGTTGCTAGGAAATTTCAATCAGGTTCAAGATTGAGAATTATCCAGGCAGGAGCTGGTAAAGTAACAGTTACTCAAAGTGATGGTACTCCTAGTTTTGCTCCTGGAGGGTCCGCTTCAACCAATGGTCCAGGTAGTTATATCGAACTTACACCGTCGAATTCTGTTGCAGATCAATGGGTGATTAGTAGTTCTCCATGTCCAACACATGTTGCCGTTCTATCGTTGGCTGGTACACTTACAACCGGACTAAAGACTCCACGGGTATATCTTCCTGCTGCTGCAACCATTCTTGATGTGACCTTGTCAGTAGGGACTGCTCCTACAGGAGCAGATCTACGCGTTAATGTTCGATACGATGGTACAAACTCCATCTGGACGGCTGGTTATCTAGCGATGACAGCAGCAGCATATGTTGCTCGTACTTCAACGATCAATCATCCAGCCATCACAACCGCAAACTGGCTTCAATTGGATATTACGCAGGTTGGTTCAACTGTGGCTGGTGCTGATTTGGTTGTTACTGTAAGATACACAATGCCGTGAACAAATCATATTCTGAACTTAAGAGTTTTAGTACATTTGATGAACGGTTTGAATATTTAAAGCTTAGTGGAGGGATTGGCCGATCTACATTTGGTTTTGATAGATATATTAATCAGCAATTCTATACATCACGGGAATGGAAAGATATTCGACAGTATGTTATTGTTAGAGATTTAGGTTGTGATCTTGGAATTGCTGGCTATGAAATTCATATTAACCCCCTTATTCATCATATGAACCCGATGGGTATTGATGATATTCTACATAAGGAAGCGTGGATTTTAAATCCAGATTTTCTGATTCTGACAACTCACAATACTCACAACGCCATACATTTCGGCACAAAGAAACTATATCCAAAAGTGGTTATAGAACGAAGGCCTAGAGACACTATACCTTGGTAAATAGGAAGGAGGTTAATTATGGAAAACAGCATTCTTACTAGCACGAAGAAGATTCTTGGTGTTGGGCCGGATTATCCAGCATTTGATCTTGATATTGTCACGCATATTAATGCTACTTTCTCAATTCTTAACCAACTTGGAGTTATTGCTGATCCTGGGTTCGCGATTGAAGATGAAACAGAAGAGTGGTCTGACCTGGAACTTCCTCAAAATCAATTGAATCTTCTACGAACTTATATGTTTCTAAGAGTTCGTATGTTGTTTGATCCTCCAAATACCTCTTTTCTTATTGGTGCGATGAACCAGCAACTTGCAGAATACGAATCTCGTTTGAGTTATTTTAGAGAAGATCTTATTCCAATTCCGCCAAAGGAGGTGAGACATGGCTATTACTGTAGATGAAATTCTAGCACATCATGGCGTAAAAGGACAAAAGTGGGGAATTCGGCATGAACCAATAAGAGCATCTGGGGCTTCTACGAAACACCCAGCATCAAAAATTAAAGTAGACGAAACTCCTTGGAGTAATTATAAAGAATCCATGTATTCTGGCGAACAATGGCATAACGCATGTCTAATTCATAATCATAGTGGAACACCTACAGCTAAAGCACAGTGTAAACTGCCTATCAAAACTCCTAATGGTGTAGTTAATCGTCATGGTGTATATTCTGCAGCCTCGGTTCTAGCTGGAGGAAGAGGCGGCGTGTTTGCTACAAGCGCACAGAAGAATTCGGCAGCAAGATCATTGATTCATATTTATGGACAAATGGGCGTTACACCACCACCTTCTTTGAAACTTAAGCATGGAGAAGAGTTTGTTAGTAATTTCCTAGAACATGTCGGTGTGAAGGGAATGCATTGGGGCATTCATACAGAGAAGGATTGGAAAGAAGGTGGCGGTGGTAGGAAAAGTGCTCCTTCTGTAGATGCTAGAACAGCATATGCTCTTAAAAAGAGACCGGTTCACACTCTAACTAACAAACAAGTTAAGACTGTTACTACAAGGATGGGCCTTGAACAACAGTTTAGGCGAGTGAACCCAAAAGCACATGAGGTAGGTAAGAAACGCGCAGAAGAAATTTTGGCTATTGCTGGAATTGCTACCAGTGCTTATGCTTTGTTTACTAGTCCTTTGGGTAAACATATGATAAATCTTGGTCGAAAAGCCGCGCCTAAACAACTAAAACTGTTTTAAAGGCGGTGTTCAAATGCTTATTGATATGGAAGCATATTTAGAACACCATGGTGTTAAAGGCATGAAGTGGGGAGTTTATACTAAATCAGATAATGTAATCAATTCAATGCGTGTTGGTTCTAGATTAGCACACAAAATTCTGAAACAAATTAGAAAACTATATAGTCCTAAAAACAGACCAATAACCACACAAGAAAAAGTTGGAAAAGAAAAAACTAAACAACTTTTGTTTTATATCGGAACTAAAACACCCCAACTGCCAATTGGTAAGATAACTAGTCCAGCCTTTAGTATACCGGATAAGAAGGTGAAATAATGATCTTAGAGGAAGAAATATATTTAGATTATGAGATTGATGACTTCTTAGAGCACCACGGCGTTAAGGGCATGAAGTGGGGGATTCGTAATGCAGAAAAAAGTGTTGCTCGTGGAACTAAAACTACGGCTAAAGCTATTGGAAAAGCTGCAACCAGCCCAACGGCAAAGAAAATTGGTCGTGGAACTTGGACTGTAACTAAAGCGATTGGGCGAGGAACAAAGAAAACGGCTATAGCTGCTAAAGCTCATCCTAAGGGTGCGGCTTATATTGCTGCAGGATCTGTGTTTGCTGCTGCACTTTTAACTCATAAAGGAAAAAATCTATATCGAGTTTCTAAATCATCTCATGCAACCAAATCGGCAGCTAAATCGGCGGCTAAATCGGCGGCTATAGCTAATGAAGAACATATGAAAAGACTTGCCATATCTGGTGCTGCTTGGCGTAAAGCTAACGGACCATGGAATTACCCAATGCCATCTGTTACACCTAATATGACAACAGCGAATCGAGATCTTATGCGTATGCTGAGATAGGTTGAATGTTATAGTTAAAAGGAGGCTGTTAAATGACTTTATCAAATACAGCTACTCCTTATTACTATGGCCTCTTTCGTAATCAAGTTCTCAATGGTGAGATCCCTGTTAATCGTGAGATTTCTCTAGAGATGAATCGTATTGATGATCTTATTGCCAATCCAAATATTTACTATGATTCTGAAGCAGTTAAAGGGTTTATCAAATACTGTGAATGGGAATTGACACTAACAGATGGCACTGACTTGCATCTTTTAGATACATTCAAACTTTGGTCTGAACAGATTTTTGGTTGGTATTTCTATGTAGAAAGAAATGTGTATGATCCTTCAATAGAAGGATACGTCAAAAAGTTGATCAAGAAACGCCTTACCACAAAGCAATATTTGATTGTGGCTAGAGGTGCTGCTAAATCAATGTACGGTTTTTGTATTCAAGCATATTTTCTGAATGTTGATATTTCAACAACACATCAAATTACTACTTCTCCTACAATGAAACAAGCGGAAGAAGTAATGTCTCCGTTTCGTACGTCTATTACTCGAGCCAGAGGGCCCCTTTTCAAGTTTCTTACTGAAGGATCTATTCGTAACACAACCGGACCCACCGCCATGCGGCAAAAACTAGCCTCGACAAAGAGGGGCATTGAAAATTTCTTAACTGGTTCTATGCTTGAGATTCGGCCTATGACTATCAATAAACTTCAGGGTCTAAGGCCAAAGGTCTCAACTATTGATGAGTGGTTGTCTGGTGATATTCGAGAAGACGTTGTTGGAGCAATTGAACAGGGTGCATCCAAAATGGATGATTATTTAATTGTTGCCATTAGTTCAGAAGGTACTGTTCGAAATGGTTCTGGTGACACCATTAAGATGGAGCTTGCTAATATTCTCAAAGGCGAATACGAAGCACCTCATATTTCGATCTGGCATTATAAATTGGATGATATTGAAGAAGTTTCTGATCCTTCTACTTGGCTCAAGGCAAATCCAAATTTGGGTAAGACAGTTACTTATGATGTTTATCATTTGGATGTAGAAAGAGCTGAAAAAGCTCCTGCTTCTCGAAATGATATTCTAGCTAAGCGC